TGCATTTGAAATAGGCCATCCTTGTTCTCGTATTTTGTTATTTAAAAAATAAAAAGTCCAATGAAAATTAGGACTTCCATATAAATTAAATGATACTATATCTGGTCTCATGTTTTCTATAATAGTATAATCTTCATAAGCTGATTTTTCATCTTTTATTTGATCTATTGCATCTGCATATAATGTTATATTTTGAATAAGATTACTATTGGATTCATCTCCAAAATTATAATCTATTGATGGGAAAAACGAAAAAAATTTAGACATTATCTACCTCCTCCTCCAAAACTTGTTCTTTCAGATTGTTTTGCAAAATTAGGATTACTATAAAATATTTTATTGTTTGCTCTACTTTGTTTAGGATTAATGTCATAAAAACTTTCTTCATCTTCAAAAAATACATCTTTCCTACTAAGAGTTTTGTATTCACTAAATGCTAATGTCATATCAATTTCAGTAGGCATACCATCTTCATGAAATTGTTGTTGAGTAGGATTATATACCGCTTGAACGGTTCTTAAATATGACATTTTTATAGGTGTACCTATATTAACAAATGTTTTATTACCTTCATCTGCATATTTTAATTTAATTTTAAACATATTAGGATATTTGTATCCTACTGGAATTACATCTCCTAATAAAATTTCTTCTGGATATGCATGAAATCTAAAAAACCTTATAATTTTTTTTACTTCTTGAGCCTCTTCTGGAGACTTAGGTATAAATTTAAACTGAAATGAAAATTGTCTAATTCCCACACCTTCAAATGTTGTTCTCAAATTAGGATTAACAGTTACTCCAGCTGCTAATCCTACTGCACTTCTAATACCTTGTCCCAAAAAAGTTCCAGCAACACTTTGTGCAGCTCTTACAATAGCTAAGTTAACAGCTGTATTTCCTTCTCCAGCTTCAAATAAACCTAGTATTCCCTTACCAGCATCTAATATTCCTTGAGCTGCTGAACCTACTGCACCTGCTCCTCCTTGTAATCCAGCTAATGTAGATGCACCACTTACACCTAAATTAGCATTACCATAATTAAGAGCATCATCCACAATAAACGGATTTTGAATATGTAAAGATACTTTCTCACCATCTATAGCTGTAACATTTAATCCTCTATATCCTGTTCTGTTATTTTTTGCAATTTGTTCTGCATTTTTTTCTGATAGCTTAGTTCCAGTTTTATTATCACTAAATAAAACTTTAAAAACATTTTCTACACCACCAGTTAATTTATCTACAGCTCCAGGAGCAACAAATTCTGGGGGGATAACTTCCATTGCTGAAAATTCAATACGAGCTCTTCCAAATCTACTTTCGTCTGTTAATGGATATTTGTATGGTCCTGGCATGAGTAATCCTTTGATAAATAATATTGACTAAACCTATTTATAACAAAATTATGGCATATTCAGGACGATATAAACCAAAGAATATAAACAAGTATGTAGGTGATCATACTAATATAGTATATAGATCACTGTGGGAAAAGTATGTATTCAATTGGTGTGATCAAAATCCTAAAGTTAAATCATGGAGTTCTGAAGAAATAATTGTACCATACTATTATGAGGTTGATAAAAAATATCATAGATATTTTCCAGATATAAAAATAGTCATGGAAGATAAAGTATTACTTGTAGAAATAAAACCAGAAAAAGAAACAGCTGTTCCCACTAGTCCTAAGAGAACAAAACAATATATTAATGAAAGTTTAACTTACATAAAAAATATGAATAAATGGGAAGCTGCTAATAGCTATTGTAAAGATAGAGGTTGGCAATTTCAAATATGGACAGAAAAGACTTTACAAGAAATGAAGTTATTACCTAAACCAGTTCCTGGCAAACTAAAACCATTAAAACGTCTCAAACCTTTTAGAAAAAAACGTAGAAAATAGATATAAATAGATCTATGAGCAACTTATTCAGAACATTAGAAATAGAAGCATTTCGAGCTGGTATAACTCCACGAACTAAACAATCTATTGAATGGTTTCGAAAAAAAGCAAGAGAGTTGTTTCGTGGTCGAACAATGAATCGACGAGATGTTATGCAACAAGATGAAATATCTTTTCGTAACAGAGTTAAAACAACTCCTTATGGTAACATGTATATGTATTTTTATGATCCTAAATACAAAGACACATTACCATATTATGATGCGTTTCCTTTGGTTGTAATTACAGGTCCAGCTAAAGATGGATTTTATGGGATGAATTTACATTATCTTCCTCCTGTTTTGAGAGCTAAAGCATTAGACGCTTTATTAAGTGAAGGAAAACAAGGTGGTGTTCCAATGAAATATATTAGACCTACTATACATAGATATTTAAATAAACATGTAAGAAGTAGGTTTGCACTTGTAGAAAAACCAGAATGGGAGATTGCAACTTTTCTTCCTACAGCTGATTGGAGAAAAGCTGGTCCAACTAGAGTATATAGAGAATCAAGAGGAAAGATGTAATGACATCAATTGATCAATTAAAATCTATAGTTAACTTTAAACGTGGTTTAGCTAAACCTAATCAGTTTCTTATTGAATTACCTTCATTAGGAGGAATAAGTCCAAGTGAACTTAACATACTATGCTCTCGAGTAAGTTTACCTGGAAAACAAATATTAACTCATGACCGCAGAATAAATATGGAGTTTGAAAAAATATCATATGGATATGCTGTTGATGATGTTAATTTATCTTTTTATTTACTCAATGATTATGGTGCACGAGAATACTTTGATACATGGAGGAGTAAAACTATAGATGAAGAGAATTTACAGGTACCATATAAAGTTGAATATCAAAGACCTGTTAAGATTCATCAAATGATAAAACCTATAGTAGGTATTGGAACTTCAGTAGGTCCAATAAGAGCAAGTATTGATTTAGGTACAGGCACTGCATACAGTATAGAATTGATTGATGCATTTCCTACTACTATACAAGCAGTTGATTTTTCTAATGAATTAGATGGATTAATTGAAGTATCTGTACAACTATCATATACAAATTGGAAGAGAATACAGGCTTCTCAAAAATTTATAAATTTTAACTTATCTATAACATAAAGGTATTATAATGGCTTTACCCAGAATAAATGAAAATCCACAATTTGAATTGACTATACCGTCAATGAACAAACAAGTTCATTTCAGACCTTTTCTAGTAAAAGAAGAAAAGGTTATGTTAATGGCTATGGAAACTAATGATCAAAAACACATTTTAAAAACAATTGTCAATACTATTGATGCTTGTGTAGAAGAAGAATTAGATGTATCTAAATTAACTACATTTGATGTAGAATATTCTTTTTTACAAATAAGATCAAAAAGCGTTGGAGAAACTTCTAAATTAAAACTTGAATGCAAAGAATGTAAAACTGAAAATGAAGTAACTGTTAATATTAATGATATAAAAATTAATGTTCCCAAGTTAGATAATTTAGTTAAAATAACAAAAGATATTCATGTAGAATTATCTTGGCCTAGTTTTGAAAATGTATTATCTAATAATGTAGTAGATGCAAAGTCAGAAGTTGATCAAGCATTCAATCTAATTAGATCTTCAATTGTTGCAATTCAAACAAATGAAGAAAGATTTTTAGCTAAAGATCATAAAAAAGAAGAATTAGATAATTTTGTAGAGTCAATGACTCAAGATCAATTTGCAAATTTAAGAAATTATGTTGAACAAATGCCAAGACTAAAACATGATATATCATTTTGTTGTACAAATTGTGCAACTCAAAATACAATAACAGTGGAGGGTATGCAAAGTTTTTTCTCATAGGTCTATCTCATGACAGTTTAGTTAATCACTTTCAAACGAACTTTCAATTAATAAATAATTATCATTATTCATTGACAGAGATAGACCGAATGATACCTTGGGAAAGAGAAATATATTTAAATATGTTAGTCGAACAGTTAAAAGAACAAAAACAAAAACAAGAAGAGCAAAAGAGGATGTACAATGCCTGATACTTTATCTGATGTCACCAAAAAATTATCTGAGAATAATCAACAGAACAGATTAGGTCATACTGAGACTCGAAATCAATTAGTACAGTTAAATGTTAAGTTTGATAATTTTTTTACAACATTAAAAGAACAATTTGGAGACAAGTTAGAAGATAAAAGAGAAAGCAGAAACACAAAAGCAGCTGCTCGAACATCTGCTACAACAAAAGGTAAAGATGGAACCAGAGTAGGTATAATAGGTGGAGTATTACCAGTATTATCAGGACTAACAGCTGGAATTGTTGCATTAGCTGCATCATTAACAGGATTAGATGATGTTCTTCGAGGAGCATTTATAGTAAAAGTATTAGCTCAAGTTGGAGCTGGATTAGCTCGTATAGCAAAAGGAATATCTAATGCAGGAAGTAGTGTAATTAGAGGATTAAGAGGTGCAATAACTGGACTTACAGAATTGGGTAAAAATCTTAGAGGTATTATTGTATTTTCACCTGAAGCTCGAGCAGCATTTACAGAATTTGTAGATGATTTAAGATTACGATTTATGATCTTTAGTGACGAATTAAAAAAATCATTTAGTCAAAAGCTAACTGAATTTAGACCTCAAATAGTAACTAATATTGTTGATACAATTACTGATTTCTTAAAAGCTGCAAGAGTAGGTATACTAACTACTATACCAGAAGATATTGGTAAAGTAACTACTCGTGTCTCAGAGATTCTAAGACCTGTAACAATGTTTCTTAGTGCTATTCCAGAAAAATTATCTGCAATAGGAAAATTTATTCCAACAATAAATTTTACAGCTCTTAAAAATGTATTTCAAGGTGCAGATGGTACAGGTGGTATTTTAGGATTCTTTACTAAAATATTTGATTTTTTAGAACCTGTTTTAAGACCTATAAAATTTGTAATCCAAACAGCATTGAGACCCTTTGTACAAATTTTGTTATCTGCCATAGATTTTGTTACTGGATTTTATGAAGGGTTTACAGGTACTGATAAAGAAGGAATACTAGCAAAATTAGGTGCAGGTGTTGAAGGTGGTATTAAAGGAGTGATAAAAGGATTTACAATGGCTATTGATTTAATCTTTATTGACTTCCCAGCTTGGATTGCAAATAAGTTAGGATTTAGTAACATAGCAGCTAATTTACAAAAATATAAATTAACTGATCTTGTTGATCCTATCTATGATGCAATTAAATTTTTCTTTACTAATATATTTACTAATCCTAGTGCAGTGTTTCAACCTGTTGTTGATATACTAAAAGGTATACCTCTTGACTTTTTAAAAACTATTTTAGCAGCTGCTTTACCTGATCCTGAAATGTTTAAAGTAAATACTCCATCAGTTACAGCTTTTGGTAAAACTTTTGGAGGTGGACAAGTTAACTTAAATCCAATTCCAGATGCCTTATATAAGTTTGCAGGTATTGATCCAGGAACAGGACAAAAGATTCTTCAATCAAATACTAATATGAGTGCTGAAGATATAGCAGATCAAGATGCGTTTGGAGGTGGTGGAGGATTTAGTGGATTATCAAGTGCTGTTGTTGGAAATACTGTTGATAACTCTACTAATGTTGTTAGTAATTATTCAAGTGGAGGAGTAAATTCACCTACACAAGATTCGTTTAAAAGAGGAAGAGGTGGCAGATAAGGTAAAGGAGACCATAAAGGTCTCCTATTTATTTTATTCTTCGTTAGCTAATTTAGCAAAATAAGACATAGTATCGTCTTCTTCACTATTCACTTGTTCAGCAGTTGCTGGTTCTACTTGAGGAGCTGGTTCATTAATCATAGCTTCTTCTTTCTTAGTAGCAGCTCCTAGTGAAGTTTCTTCACCAAGAACTCTCATCAACTTAGTTTTAAGTTCATCATAAGTCTTATAATTCTGAGGATCTACAAATTCGTTTAGATCGTATAGTTGATTATATAAAGACTCCAAACGAGAATCATCACCATCATAAAGAGACGACTTAGAAGAAAATTCGGATTTATCATAATTTCTATATCCTTCTACATTACGAATCTTTAATTTAAAATCTGCTCCATCCCAAAAGTCAAAAGGATTAACAGCAGCTTCATCTGCAAACTGAGGTTGCATTACATCCATAATCTTATCAAAGATTTTTTTACCAAACTTATAAAGATATACTTTACCTTCATTTTGTGGATTAGATGGATCCTGAACTACAAGAACATTAGTTACATAATGTAATCTTCTCTTTTGTGCTCTTGCTTTTTCTTTATCAGATTCGTTACCTGTGTTCCAAAGTCTAGAATTAAGTTCACCTACTGGATCTGTCTGACCAATAGATGTAAGTGAATTCTCAATATACCATAAACCGGTTGGACCTTTGAAAGCATGATCCCAATATCTAGCCCATGGAAGTTCTTGACCTTCTGCTGGTGGTAAGAATCTTAGAACGGCATAACCATTGCCTGCTTTATCTACAGTTGGTTTCCAGATTCTATCATCATCATAATTTTTCTTCTCAACAGTACCACCTGCTGATTCGGCTGCTTGAACTAATTTTGAGATTTGATCGCGATTGCGTTTTAAGTTTTGAAATGTCATATTTGTTTCCTTGTATTAACTGAATTATTAGCTGAAATATATTATACAATATTTTTTTATGTATGTAAACATATTTAGTCATTTACTCAAAGAAAGCTGAGTCTAAAGAATTTGTTTTAGGTAAAAAATTTAATTCCATAGCTTCTGCTTCTATCTTATCTCTAATGACTGGAGAGATAAATTTTTTTACATCTTCTGGTTCGATGTTATTCTTTTCACATAAATGAAGTACAGTATCCATATAAGTCATTTTAGTTTCTAATACTGTAGCTTCAATTAATTTTGCAAATTTGGTTTTAGTTAGAAATTGTTCTTCAATCACTTCTTCCTCTTACGTTTAGATTTAGATATAACTTGTTGCACTCCATAATAGTCATCATGCATTTCTTGAGTCCATTCTCCGACATCAGGATAGATGTATCCTACATCTCTTTTTATCATTCCTTTGAAAGGACCTTCATGATGATAAGCCATAGCAAGTACTCGCCATTTAACTTTCATGCCTTGTTCTTTCCCATAGTAATCACTAATCCAATCACCAGTCTTTAAATAGTGTTGCATGTCTCTAACATACCCTTCTATTATTCCAAGTCTGCTTCTAGCTCCTTTAACATCAGATTTAACTAATTGTTTTTCTTCAGATGCAAGATCTTTATTATGAGCTATCCACTCTTTTACTTTTTTATATGAAAGTATATGATCTTCAGACTTTTCCATAACAGATGGATGTACCCCATATGGAGTGTTGCCTGTTTTTATTTTAGCAGCACGAGCTTTTTCAAGACGTTCACGAGCAGCTTGTTTCTGCTCTTCTGTCATGATTCGTTTCTTACGAATCTTTTTAGCAGCTGGAATATATCCAACTTGTTTTAATGCAGCTGCTTTTTTAGCTGCTTTAGTAGCTTTCATCTTTGCTACCTTAGCAGCCATTTCTTCAGGTGTAAGTTTTCTTCTATTCATAATATGCTCCTCTCATTATATTAATTAAATAGCACTAACAAGTTCAAATGAAGTTACATTATCTACTCGAAAAGATCTAAACTCTTTCTTATTAAGATCAAACGCTCGAATAATAGATTCATTAGGTTGTCTCTTTTTATCCTCAGGCTTTGATTTTAACTCAGGAAGATATCGTTCCTGTAATGTACATAACATATCTCTAATCTCACCATTTACTTTTGTGAACACTACACGACAATTACTCATCTGTAATGATTCAATCATTTCGCTACGAGTTATCATAATATCTCCTTATCTTCTCATTTTTGCGTATACTTCTGGGTTATCTCCTCGGCCGACCGGGACAAGGTTTGATTTGTGGAGTGTGGCAATTCCAATGATGTAGTCTCCTGTGTAGACTTTGTCATTTCTTCTTTCTTGTATTGGAACGATTGTGTCTGACGTCGGGATCGTTGAACGTGTCGTTGAATAGTCCGGAACACTGTTGCCACTTCTTTTCTCCTTTGTTTTTAATTGATCAGGGTGTACCCCTCTTTTTCTTAACCATTGATCATGAGCAGCTTGTAATTGTACATCACCAGGTTTTCTCTTTTGTTTTCTACGTCTAGTATTATTAGTAGAAAGTCCACGTACCATATGCATACTCATTTTTTATAAAACTTCTTATACAAATAATTTAATCTACTCAATTGTGGATGAGTTCTAATCCACATACCACTATCTGGTACAAAGTTTAATCTAAACCAATTATCTAAATATTGATTACCTGTATCTTTATTCTTATTAATTTTTTTAGATAGCTCATCATATTCTTCATCACTCATAATAGAGTCATTCATAAACTCATATGCAAAAGCTGCTACAGATAAACGAATTCTATTTCTAATCTCTTCATTAACCATTAGTTCCAACCTTCCTGTGATTCATAAGACTTTTGATCAGCTAATCGATCACCATAATGTTTACTAAGATATTGCTCTCCATCAGTCCAAGCATTTATGTTTCCATTATCATACTTGTCCATAAATGAAGTTTCAGTCTTACGTACACGTTGATTACGACTAATCTTTTTGCTAAATTTTTTCATATGTCTTTTCAAGACAGCTAAGCGCTGCTTCTGAGTCATATTTTTTGTTATATTCATTTGTGGCATCACAACTCCTCTTTTCATTATATAATTATTATCATCGCATTTTAAAGAAAAGTCAACAACTTTTTTTATTCAGAGTAAATTTTTTGTAAATGATCTTCAAACTGTTCTACTTTTTTTAAGCGATCAGGCCACAAAATATATTCCTTTTCTGGATTCTTTTTTAAATTATTTAAAAGTGGTACAATTGCGTTATACAATTTATCTAACTTGCTTTGGGTTGCAGTTGCTGTTCCAGATACTGTTTGTACTTTAGACTCAGCTTCTTGTACTGCCTTTAATTCTGTTTCATCAACAGCAGTAAATCCAAAATCAAATATATCAGACATTCCATGTCCTCCTATTATTTGCATATATATTAAAAAATGTTAGTGCAACAAAAAACCAGAAGAAATCTAGTCGCAACATTGATTGCGAAATTATCCAAGCAAATGGTAATACGACTAGAATATCTCCTGAGTTTATTTTTTTCATAGTATTATTTATCAGGTCTTTCTATTTGATCGGGATGCCAATGAGTAACATCTCCAGTTAAAAATCCATACTCACAAGCAAATACATGCATACCAGGCCATTCTTTACCTTCTTCATCTACGTATAGACCTTCAAACCAACCTCTATGCATACCTACTACATCAAAATAGTACCAACATTTTTCTCCTACTTGAGGTAATCTTTCCTCAACACTAATCCAATTTGATTTCATAACATTCTCCTTATTTTATGTTATTGTTGTGTGAATTAGTTATCGTTTGTTGGTTCTATTTGATTATCCTCCCATTGCATTATTAAATTACTAAATCCTATTTGCATAACAGAAAATTCATTTAACTTATCTCTAAAATCTTCTAATTCAGATATTTGTTCTTCTGTCAAATCTAAAATGTCTTCAACCTCATAATATTCGCATACATATTCGAATACACGATCTGTAACATCATTTTCAATGTTATCTTCGTGTTTATGGATTCTGTGCCATTCAAACATAAATTATCTTCCTTTAAAAAAGTTTGTTGCCATTGATATAGGATCTTTTAATCCATTATAAGTGTTATTAATAAAATCAATATGATCATCAAGTTTAGCTAACTTCTTTTCTACATTATTAACTTTTGTGTCAAGTACAGTTATCATATCTTGTAATTTTGTAATCTCTTTATATAACACATTAAAATTATAATCAGATATATCTTTTAGATCTTCATTACTATAACTCATTCGTGTTCTCCTCCTGGATCATTTTTATCTAATTCTATTCTTTTTCCATTATGATACATATGCCTTGTTCTACTTGGTGTATGGTATCCATTAGTTTTATGTTCTAATCTAAGAAAGAAATCTGGTTTCCTTTTTGCAGTTTCAAATGTTGCAACAGTTAGAACAATTGCAGCTAAAATAAATATGTGAGCTATTGCAGTTATACCAAAAACCCACATACTTCCAAAGTACATACTAAATGCTATGCACCACATCCATGCAAGAACTTGTAAAACCATATGTCTTACATTTATATCTGGAATATGTCTCAATGGATTAATATTAGCATCCATAACACTATTCCAAGAATTATATACAAACTTATTCATTTTTTCCTCTTCTTCCAGTTATTAATTGCCAAGTAGTTAATGGTGGACGTCTATAATCACCTTTAGGTCCAATTCGATTGGTATAGTGACGAACATTATAAAATGCCCATCTAATAGTCCAAAACCATCCATAATACTTTTTTAATCTTTTATATTCCTCGATTACTTCTCTCATACATTTCTCTATTAATATTTCCTAATTGTCTAATTAAATACATAGCTTTCTGACGCCACATATTTTTCATATGTTCATCTACAGTATTTTCAGCTGCTGTAAAACAATTATCAATTCTTCTTTCTGTTAATTCATATTCATAAGCTCTTATCATCCAAACACTCCATTTTGCCAAGCTATTAAAGCTATAATTCCTAAAGCAATAATAATAGAATTTTTTACTATTACATTAATTAATCCAATAAAAAGACCTACAAGAAGAGCTCCAGCTGCTACAATGAAGAGGAGCTGAATGAGCAGTGGAGCTGCTTCTTGTAACTCGTTAAACAGGGTCACTGTTTATTCCTTTTAAACTCTTTAGGTGCATATTCATTCCAAATAGAAAAGTCTTCATCAATCTTTTCTTGTATTCTTCTTAAATCTGATCTTTCAGTTTCGCCTCTTGTATAAACATTATGATCATCAGAATACTCATAATACCAATCATGACGAGCTAATATTGCTCGATACGATGCATACATACTTAACATTATGCAGCATCCTCTTCTTTCATTAAACCTTCTTCAGCAAACTCACTCCAAACTCCATATTCAACGTCTTGGAGATAAACACCTAATGCTTCAAATAATTTTTCAGCTGCATCAGGATAATTAGCAACTAATCTTTCTGCTAACTTGTTAGCATCTGCTTTTGCAACATATGTTTCAAAACTTTTTACACTCATAATATAATCCTCTTCAAATAAAAAATTTATGGGGAGGAGTTCAATCCATCATCCTGATCCGAACTATGATCCCTCCCCGTGGATCAGGATGGGTACTATCTACTTGCCGACGATGGATCCCTGAGTCGTACCAGACTTGTAATCCCCGATGACCTTCTCGCTATCTTCATTGTCCCTCGGTCATCCTGTCGGTTACTTTTGCTATGGTTCTTTCATCTCTAACTCCTCATTCTATAGTTATACTATAGCACCTTTTCTTAGAAAGGTCAACAATTAATTAACCTTCACCTTCTAATAATTTATAATAAAGTTTTTGTACTTTGTTAAAAGAAACATTATTTTGTTTAGCAACTAATTCTAATATATCAGTTGGCTCACCAAACACTTCGATATCACCTGTTGCGTCAATAATGTCATTTTTTAATTTATTAATATTTTTCATTTCTAACTCCTCATTTTTCATTTTATAATAATATTATCACTCATTATAAACAAAAGGTCAACAAAAAAATTCAAATTAAATAAAAAAATTAAGCTCCATGTCCATAAGTATCATAATCCCATGTTGACAATTGATCTTTTAAGTTTTGATATCCTCCAATATAAACATCTCTATCTGTAAATATTTGAGGAACAGTTTTAAAATTATTCATCTTAAAAACTCGTTTTGCATCCTCATTGTTTTCTACTTTTATTTCTTGGTATTGTATTTTATGTTCTTTTAATAATTCCATAGCTGCATCACAAAAAATACAACCAGCTTTTGAATATACTACCCATGACTTCATTTGTTTTCCTTTTTGTTGTTAAACTGCAAAACTTTCACCACAACCACATTGAGCTGTAGCATTTGGATTAATAACTTTTAAATATGATCCACCAAATTCATTAACCCAATCTACTGTACAACCAATAACAAACATTTCAGCTAATTTATCTAATACTAAAATATCATCTATAACAGTACCTTTATCTGTATCATCTGTCATAGACCATTCGTATTGAAATCCTGAACATCCACCACCTAATACTCCTAAGTAGGCATATTTTTTACCATTCTTTTTAGTCATAGATGTTAGATATTCTTTAGCTGAATCTGTTATTGATATCACTTATTAAACCTTAAAGTATACGTTTTACCTTGATAATTAAATGTAATAGTAGAATGAGAATATAATCTTTCCATTGTATTTTCATATTTAGTATTTTTTGTACACTTCATTTGTTTACCATTAATTGTTTGAGAATTTTGATTTCCTAAGATTCCTCCAATGATGGCTCCAGCTGTTGCACCATCTGGTAAATCTTTTGTTATATTTTGACCAATAGCTCCACCAATAATTGCACCTAATAATGTATCAGCTGTTTTATCTCCAGGTACATCAACTTCTGAACAAACTTCCCACGAATGAGGAACTCTTTTGATTACAGTTTTAATATGATCTTGAATATCTACATTAAATGGTTCAGTAGATTTAGCTTCTTTAACAATAACCATTAATGATAAAACAAGATAGGCAAACAATATGCCGTAAAATATAAAATCTTTAGTTCTTTCACTCATTATTTACTCCATATGATTAATTTGTTTTGAACTCTCAAGTAATAAATCTTGTAGTTTTCTTTCTAAGTTATCTAATTCTTGTCTTAATTCTTTAACCCGAATATACGATTTTTGTAATTGACCTTGCAGGTCCTTTACATTATCTTTTAACATTTCTATATTATCGGCTTGTGATATTATTATTTTTCTATATTGTTCTGCAATTTCCATTCGTTTAAAATAACCTCTTGTACATTATATGCTTCAACTTCCCATGGTAAGTTAATATATTCCTCATGTGTTTTATAAGCTACATCCATATTAAATTCTTTTCTTACCATCTGCTTAACATGAACCATTTCAT